ATCATGCCTTTTTTGGTATGCGACGCGCCGTAATTGCTATATCCGCTGTCCAGTATTTCAAGTTTCCGGCGGGCCGCGGCACGTTTCACCGCCGTTTGCGGAAATACGGCGGCAACCGCTCTGTCAAAGATGTTCAAGGCGTTTCACCGTCCTTTCTTATAGGTCCCGCGGAACTGCCCTGTATATGCGGTTCCTGCCGCCGCGCTTTTCGATGTTCTCCAGCCGGGCAACTTCGTTCGTCCAGTATTCAATTTCTTTCCTGATCTCCGAAAGATTCGCTTTTGTCAGGCTCCGCGAACCTATCGTGTAACTTTGGTGGGTCGTAACCTCCAATTCGGCGTTTAACCATGCGTCAAGGTGTTTTCGCGCGATTTCAAGCCGTGTTTTTCCCTGTGCCATTTATAGAATACCTCCGTTCGTTCTTGACCGTCTGCCGCGCTTTTTCGGCGTTGCCGCTGGCGCGGACGGGTCAGGCTTTTTCAAAACCGGGTTCGCAATTTCAAGCGCGACGGTCGCATAATTCCGAATGTCCAGCGGTTCATTTCGCTTGTACCCGCCGTCTTTCAGGGTCCAGACGTATTGTGCTTTACCTTTTTTGTAGGTCATAACCATTTTTTCAGCGGTCAGCCCCCGAAAATATTCTTGCGTATATCCCCGGTCTTTGTCTTTTGGAAAATGGCAGTAGTTCGGCCCCTCTTCCTGCACCGCCAGCCGCTGATATAAAATCGCCTTGCCCGTGTCAACTCCAATCGTGAACAGGGGCGTTTTTACACTGTTTGCGGTTGACGGCCTATTGAAATACGGCACGTCTGCGCCGCCTTTGCCTTTGATAGCAAAGACACGGCGGGCCGTCCGCTCTTTGCAGAAACGGTAAACCTGATTCGTAAAGTGACCGCCGGAATCCACGCAAGTACAAATTATTTTCAGCCGCCGCCCGTCCGCCGTCGTGAACGTCTGTGAAAGAAAAGCGTCAAGTTCATTCCAAACAGGCTTTAATTTCAAGTCGCCGTATATCGCTTGATACCGAATGCCCCAGCTTTCCTTGTCAACGCCCCAGCCGACAACTTCAACCTCGAAACGGTCGTCCTGCACGTCAACGCCCGCGGTCAGCACCAGCACTTCTTCCGGCACTTCGCAATTATATTTTTCCCGCCGCTTGTAAAGATCGTCGGTTTCGATCTGTTCGCCCTCTTCTTCCCATGTCTGCCCCATTTCGGTATTAGTCCAGACTTTGAGAAGTTCAATATTCCCTTTCTTCTTTTCGTCGTTTGCGGTAATGAATTTCTGTACGATCTCCCGCCACTCGACAAACATTGAAGCAAGGGCGTTCAGGTGAAAGCCCCGCACTTTCCGTTCGGGGAACCGTGCGACGAACTTTCCGCCGCCGAAATGCTCTTTCCACTCTGTTTCACTTGACACAACGCCGCATTCTGGACACGCGCACGAAATTTCTTCAAGGTTGTTCGCGTCGAATACGATGTTCGCCCATTCAAGAGGGGTCAGCGCACCGCACGCCGGGCAAGGCACGTTCCATTCCTCTTGCGTGCTGTGTTCGTACTCAACTTCAATTCTGGAAAGCCCCTTGATCGTCGGCGTTGACACGTCAACTTCTTTTTTGTTCCAGAATGTTGTAAGCCGCTTCCCCGCAAGCAAAAGGGGGTCGCCCTCATTGCCCGCCGTCGCCGGGTATCTGTCGATTTCGTCGGCAAGCAATATCCGAATTGGACGGGAAGCAAGGGACGACGGGGAATTTGCCCCGACGATCGTTACATGACCGCCAGGGAAAATCTTTTGCAAGATCGTGTTTCCGCTGTTTCTTGCCTTGTCGTTTACCTTGTCCCGCAAAACGGGGGTGTCGCGCAACATGGGGGAAAGACGGTCTTTGCTGAATGATTCGCCCATCTGTATAGTGGGTTGCAATACCATGATCGGCGACGGGTCGTAGTGCATGAAATAGCCTATCGGGTTTAGAATGAACCCGTCCGTCTTTCCGATCTGCGCCGCGCTCATGACGACAACTTTTTGAATGCTTACGTCGCATATCGCGTCCATGATTTCTTTCTGATACGGGGCCTTTGACGTGCGCCAGCGGCCCGGCTCTGCCGACGATTCAGACGAAAGACGGCGGTATTCGTCCGCCCATTCCGAAATTGTCATGTCCGGCGGCGGGGCAAGAACCGCGAAAATCCGGCAAAACAAATCAACCGTCGCTTGCTTCATCGTCCTTTGCCCCCTCTCCAAATGCGGCGTTGAAGTCTGAAAGTTCCTGCAATGCTTCGTCGATATGCTCTTTTAGCAGTTTGAATATTTCCGCCCTGTCCGTTTTCCTGCAAAGAACCGGGGCCAGCTTCGCGGGGATAGCCATAAGCCGCGCTTTGAAGTTCACCAACATATCTTTCATGACGGCTTCTATGTCCTCCGACGCATGAAGTCGGTTTTCTTTCAACTGCAATTCGTATTCTTCGTTTTTCCGCTTCGCCCGAACCAGTTTTGCCCGCTCGGTGTTGTAGTCTATCGCTTCTTCGCTTTCCGGGTTCCGCTTTCGTAGGTAGTTTATATAGCGGCGGTTTGTGTCGATCAGGTCGTACAGGCCGGGGCGAACCTCTGCAATCACTTTTTCGTCGCGCAACTGCCGC